AGAGCAAAAAAAATAGCGGAAACTCTTTGAAGCCACCGCTAACTATTTTCTTATACTAAAACTATAAGTCCCGTAATTTTTCTAACTAAGAGGCGTTTTTCTTTCCCTTATCTCCGATTTGCTCATTCTTTGCTGCTTGTTCCTCTTTGATTTCTGCAAGTTCCTCTTCTACCCTATCAGCATTTCCGGCAAACATGATTCCCTCACGCGTTGACCAGATGCCACCACTGACAGCGGAAACGGCAGTAGTCACCTTATCATTCAAATCATCAATCATATATGGAACCAGTTCTGTTTCTATGTCAATGGTCTGCGATGCCTTGCTAAACTCGGTTGGATTGATAGAGCCTAAAGCGGAAACAATGAAATTTACTCTCCGCTGCAAGAACTCACCGATAACCTCACCGTGATTTTCTACCGCCATATGTGCACCCATGAACATAAAGCGGAAAGCGGTTCCTGATGCTTTGCCTACCCCCTTCAACGTCTCAAAGGATATTCTTGGAGTGTTTGACATATCATAAGCCATATTAGTGAGTGTTTCTGCTTCAAATTTTACGGTATCTGGCACCTGATTCCATGTTAAATATCGTGCACCAGCCCCCTCTCCTTCCAGTTTTACCATTCTATCCTTTGTCTTACCAGTGAACCCTATCACTTCACCAATTAATTCCAAAATGGGGAAAAAATGATAGTCGATACAATCAGCATAATTGGATAATAGTTTCTCCAACCGGACCCGGAAGGTCTTTATCTTCTTGCAATAAGGTTCAGGACGATAAGCATAGAGAACCGGTAGTTTTGGGAATCCATGAGCAAAAGGAGTTCTTTCTTCATATCCTTTAGACAAATCCCATTGATAAACCATTTTGTCCGTGATAGTCATAAAGCAGATGACCTCCGAATCATCCATGAGCTTCTTTTTATACTCACGTGAGAAAGCAATCATTTTACCTTCGTCGTTAAAGAACGGGTATAGCTTATCACCTCTGAATGGAGACCATAACACGCTTTTCAGTTTCTTGGTGGGCTTGACCTTGCCACCGAACGTAGTCTTAACTTTCTTCCAAAACTTTGCCCAAAACGAATCATCATCGGTAACATACCAATATTCTGCCGCTTCTTGTTCGGAGAGCCAGGCACGGACAATCTTCTTGTTTTGGTATTTGATTTTGTTGGATTTAAATACAGCCTTTACCGCATCCAGCAACTTCTTTTCATCATCATCAGTCGGAATGCAATCCATAGACGGTTCTGTGCCGACCGTGAAAGCAGTTTGAATGTTCACTATATCTTGTTCCAATGGAATGGAAATACGGTTCACCGGTTCAGTCTTATACTTTGCTTCGATTTCATAAGTCTTACCAGTTTTTTCATCGAAGTGCTTCTCTGCTTCTTTTTCAAGAACCTTTCTGTCCGGATACTTCTTTTTGTCAACCATGATTTCATGTCGTTCCGGATTCCAATCATCCCAAAGTTTGCAACGGTCGGGAAGTTCAGTCTTCCTACCTTTCTTCAGGTAGTTTATCTTCTGCCCGATGTCAGGCAATGCTAATATTTCTTCTAAATTCAATGGCATAGTTTATATTTTTAATGTGTGAATATTCCTGTTAAATCTTTCGGCTTCTGAATCTTACCAAGAAGCTCACCCAATACATAGTAACGTACAGCATCTATACAATTATGCACGAGAACCCCATTAGCGAAGAACTCGTGCATATCTTCAACTTCTATATCATAAACGTTACATATATCTTCCTTTACTATCTCTATCTCTTTCAGCTCTGACGCTTGCAGAATATTGTCCGCTACATCTCCTACAACAAAATTCGGTCTTGCTGTATTTGTTTGCAACAAATTCATTGCCGCACCATTTGCATTTCCTCTTTTCGTTATCAGTCCCTGAATGATACCGATAGGCTGTTTTGCATTTGTTTGAGCAAAACTTATTATTTCCGTTTGAAATGGCAGAGAACTCTTTTCCACACCATTCACAAATGAAGGTTTCCGGCTTTGCATTTGCAAATTGCTCTTTTGCTTTTTTGCTATGCCATTTCCTTCCCTCCTCTGATTTGTGCCATTCAACGGCAAGTTGGCTTGCTTTGGCAATATTCTCTCTTCTCCATGCAAGCAGTTCATTATCTCTACTTTGCTCTTCTGCGTGATGCCGTAAATGTGCGTGCATCTCAACAAGTTCAAGATTGGATATATCATTATTCCAAGTGTTTTCATCTTTATGGTGAACATGATACCCTTTAGGTATTTGCCCATTATAGAATTTCCACACTTCACGATGTAGTCGTTTAGTTCCACGGGAGAAATAACGTTCTCCGGCATATAATTTGTATTCTTTGCCATTAAAGACTTGCACGTATAGAGTACGTCCCCTTTCGTCAGTTCTTGTAATTGCTTCCATCCATTTATAGTTTTAAATTTATGTTCAGGCGTTGCCTTTATTTCAACTATAAAGTTACTAAAAACCAACCGAGTATGCAATATCTTTCTACATCCATTATCAAAGAATTTGTTAACCTTTCTAAAACCGTTTGATGTGAGTACATAATCACCCTTTCTAATCTTATCAATTCGCTTATTCCCTACGCTTGTCATTACAAGAGTCTCTCCTACGAAACAGTGATTGTCATGGTCTTCCGGTTCGTTGATATAGTTCCCGTCCTTATCCTTTGCCCAAACATACTTTCTGAACTCGCTTTGCAAGTTGTACGAGCGTTTGGTTATATAAATCTCCATATCTTTCATTTTGTCAATTCCGGCATTGATAGAGCCTGCACCTTTCTCTACGGCATATATTTTGATTCCTCCGTTGTGTATCTCTTGAATCAAACGTGGGTCTGCGCTGTCAGCAATGACTTTCAATCCCCACGGGCGAAGAGTCTTGATGATGTCAGAAGAAAGCAATCCAGTACGGTAATCCACTTCATCCAAGTAAAGGGCGTTATCAACGATACCACAACGAATGGAAGCAGACGGGTCATGCGTATAACCGAAGTCTTGCCCGAAAGCAACTTTCTTTGCCCAAGCCGGAAACTCGTCAACAATTCCCCACTTCTTGAACACAGCACCTTCCGCCACGTCTGCCCAACGGCCGATAACCACATGAGCATACTTTTCAGGATTACTCACCTTCATATCTTCCACCTCTTTCAGGAACTCAGGAGAAAGGTTATCCAAGTTATCAAAATACGTAGTATGGATATGGAGCACATTCGGATGAGTGGAAATCTGAACCTGCACACCGTCAATCTCTACCAGCTTGTGAGTTTTCTCAATGTATTTCTTGTAGATGAAGTGATTGGAATCGCATGGGTTCATTATAATGATAATCCGGTTCTGAATACCCTTCTTGCGAATGGAGAGCATTATCTTGTCGAACTCATCTTCGTTTGTCCACTCTTCCGCTTCATCGCAGACGAAAGTCGTAATGCCTTGAATGGATTTCAGTTTTGCTGTCTGGTTCCCGGAAGAAGTCTTGATACCCCGGAACATGATACGGCTCTTAGTCATCTTATTGACTATATCCGTCTTTGTGGTCTTGAAATATTTCGTGGTACCGTCCAAATCTATCTTCTCCATCATTTCGGGGATGATAGACATACCGGCAGAAACCATCGTGTAACGGGTGTAAAGAATCTGATGCACAATCTTCTCTACAGGAGTCATTTCAAAAGTCAACCGCTCAATAAAAGTAGAAGCATTGAAAGACTTTCCGCTACCACGCCCACCGGTGATAAGAATTATAAATTTTTCCTTATCCTCATATAATGGATGGTAAATTTCTTGAGGTACTATCATTTTAGCTTGTCTTTAATCCAGGAATCAATGTTGATGCCGTGCTCTATGTCTGTTGGAATATCAGCATCTTCATCCTGCTTGCGTTCAATCTTTCTCCAATCTTCATCATGGTGGTACAGCCAAACGGACATTGCTTGCAAATTAGGAGCCAACTCGCTTTCGCTTACTTGTAATTCATCTTCGCCCGTCAAATTCCCTTCTGAATCACGGAGCTTTCTTACCACGGTGCTTTTGGTTTTTATGCCACCGAGAGCCATTGCAAGGAATTTAGCCCTTACAGTGGCATTGATTGTCGCGCGCCCACGCGCTAAGACTTCGGATATTTCGGTGTACTCACTTTTCTTTTCGCAGAATGTTTGAGGCAAAATCCCTATGGCATAAGCAATTTCCTTGTCAGTGAATCCCTTTTTGGCATACGATTCCACGAGAGAAAGAAAGTCCTCGCTTGTGTAGTCAAACTTTGGCTTTCTTCCTCCTTTACCTTTTCTATTTTGAGATTCACTATTGCTCATAATTAATTATCCGTTTGCCAATCCTCTACTTACAGTTGTATATCCACGTTGCTTTCGCCAATAAGGAAGTGACAACACAGACGCATCTACCCCTAAGTTTCGTGCCAAATTCTTACCTGTGTTTCTTGCTGCGTTCATGATTCGCGAATTATTTGCTTCTCCTGGATATACTCTTTTTAATCTTCTTACAGTACCAAGTATTTCGTTAAAACTTCTTTGTCTTCTTCTGACTCAGCTTTCCTCCCAATAATTAATCTATTTTTTCTACTTGTTCATCGAACACTTCTCCTTTTATGAACTTCATATCGGGGTCATACCCAAACCGCTCACAGAAAGCGGCTTTAGCTTCATAGGTATCAAAGGACAACACCACATAGGCATCCATGTTCTCGGCTTGCTTCTGTGCGTTTTCTTTCACCTGATGTTTGACCTCTTTCATGTGGGCAACCTTTTCGACACGTTCCAACTGCTTGGCGGCTTTATCGGCTTCTTTCTGTTCGGAAACTGGGACCATCATATCAGACAAAGCATCCGCAATAGAGTTTTCCTCTTCGGTCTGCAAAAGATAGTCGACACCAATCATATTCAAGTCTGCATCGGTCAGACCTGCATCTTTCCAGTCAATATCAGGAACAATACGGGCAAGAGCGTCAAAATCCCATGTCCCTTGTGCATTAGGGTTGTTCATTAGAATGTTTAACTCCTTTTCCTGCTGCTCGTCCACGTCTATGACATCGACACGAATGCGGTAGTCGTTATCGGGAAACTTTTGCAATTCGTCCATGACAGACAAACGCTGGTGCCCGCTGACTACGGTAAGACCAGTACGCTTGTTCACGACAATTCCACCGACTAAACCAAACTTCTTGATGCCACGTTTCAGTGTCTTACGTGATTCATCGGAAAGTTTTCGGGGATTATAATCCGCAAAGTGAATGGCAGAACGATTAAGTTCCACCGATTCACTCTTTATGTATTTTGATAATTCCATATTAGCCATTACTTAGACCGAAACCTCTCTGCCGAAGAGTATTCCTTTCGGCTCTTGCTATAAGATTATCACGAGATTGTTTTGCACGCCTGCTTGCAGCACTGCTACTCCATGTATTTTTTCTTCTCCAGTTAGCTTCGCTCAATCTTTCTGCCTGAGCATATATCTGTTCTCTTGTCTTTCTTTTTCTGACTCAGCAATCCTCCTTATTAATTTTGTTGATTATGATACTCCCAAAGCACTCTTTCAGCCATTGGGAAAACTTTGTAAATTCTCTGTAAATCCTGCGGGTAATTCTTCTCCATCCAAAGCATACAATCAAGATTGAAACCTACTCCCGAACTGGCTTTCAATGAATACCGAACTGGTTCAGGTAAATTGTGCTGCCTCATATAAGCAAGAATATCCTTTTGTGTCCAATCAGCCAAAGGATAAACCATACCGTTATTCTCGTAACCGTTTACCTCATACCCTTTCAACATAAGCCTACGATTCATACCATCAGCTTTTTTCATGCCCAAGAATGTATAATAAACTCCATGAGTAAGCTGCATAGCCTTTATCACATCTGCCAACTTCAATAGCTTTACTTTCGGATTTGGCACACAATACATACCGCCACGGAGAATATAAGTGAGGTTCCAATGTGGTACTTGAACAAACTCTATCTTCGGATACTTGGCTTTAGTCCAGCCAATCCATCGGTTAATGTGCTCCAAACTCTTGACAAAGTACATGAACACACAAACAATCCGGTCAAACTTTGGATAGATTAAATCAAGCAGAACAAGCGAATCTTTACCAAGTGATAAAAACAGTAAAGCCTCATTCGATTTTACCCGAATGAGGTCTATATACCGGTTCGCTTGTTCTACCTTGCTCATAGCTAACCACCACTTAAACCAAATGAAGTACGAAGGTCACTATAACGCTGTCTGCGTGACCCCAACTGTGATGTACCAGCTTCACCGCCACGTCTGGCAACCAATCTACCACCAGCCCCTGCACCGTTCATATTTCTGCGAGGCCCGGCTACTCTGTTAATTCTTCTTGCGACTCTGCTTTCTAATTTTAAAAGTTAAACAAATCAATCTATATGTTTTTCTAATATCTTGCCCAAAGTATAATCCATTTGTGCAGCAAGATATTCTTCGCCTTGATGTTCGTAAACAATATCATTACCGTTTTCATCTGTGAGAATAACAGCTTCTGCGTTCTTTACCTCTACAATGATATAAGGACGCTTGCCCATATATGCACCTGTCAGAAGCTTGATTGCATCGTACTTGATAGGCTTTAATTCTACCTCACCTTCTTCAGGCAGTTCTGCATCAGCCGGATATTCTTTACCGCCACATAGGTAAGTGATATACTTCTTAGCGTTAGTTGGTCTGATTTCACGGTATTCGTGGGTTTTCTTGCCTGCCAAGATTTCATCGAAATACTTCTGTTTGATGCTTAATGTAAGAATGTTCATAATCGTGTCAAATTTAAATTAATACTCAATAGTTGCGGGGGGCTGAATCGAACAACCGACCTTCACCAAGTCAAAGTGAAAAGCTACCACTGCTACACCCCGCGATAGTACCCCAAAGGTACTACCACAACCAAAGATAACGAAATATCTTCAATCGTTATACACGACAATCGGCTTATTGTCGTGAACTAAGCCATTTGTCCCGTCTTTCTCTACACGCCTCTAAGGTAGGCGCACAACAAGCAAAGAGTTCACCACTTTCAGTACGGTAGTCGTACTGGTACATTCTCACTCTTTTACCTCTCAACCTGGTGTTGTAGGTAGTGTAATTCTCTTTACCGGGCTGGCATACGCTGCAACCTCTTTCGTCGTTAATTGAGTTCATAATCATTTATCAATACTTACTTAGTAATTTGTAAAACATTCGCCTTTTCTCTATGTATTTAAGACAGTTTCGTCTAAGACCTCGCTTTGATTTTGATACAGTCATTTGGCAACCTGCAACGCCAACATAGATGCAATTTAAATGATGCCTTTTAGCTTGTTTGAAAGCCCACCAAATCGCTTCACGACAATATCTGTAACTATCATTTTGAACACCCTCGTATCCTCTACTCAAAATGAAGTGGCCTATTTCATTTGCTTCTTCTGAATAGCATATTGTGAAGATATTATTCATCCATTATTCTTTTGCTTTACTTGTTCAACCAAAAACTTTTTAAAATCATTCTTGTACTGGCTGTGAATGATTTTATACTGATGGGATAGATTAGGCAATTGTTTGTAACCTTTGCTATACAAGAATTTGGCTACTAATTCAACCTTTTCATGGTTACTGAAACCTCTGTCTTTGCACATGTTTGAGATACACACATTCGCCTTGCTGGTAGGCTTCTTTTCAACTGGTGGCATGTATTCGCGTCTGTCATAAGCGTGCGTTCTTGGATAGCCAACCTCTTCACCTAAATATTCACCTGTGATGCAATCAAACTCACCACTAATTAAACTATCTGCTATTTCACCCATAATAATCAATATTTAATGTTTCACATTCAATCTTTCTTCACTCGTATAAGCCACTACAAGCCCAATTTCATCATGCTGTATGGTGATGTACTTTTCACCCCTCTCTATAGTAGAGAAGTCATAAGGGGTTACCATCTTACCCAATACCTTGCCCAGTTGCTTCATCAGTGGGGCTTCAGGGCTGATAACTAAAACTAAATCTGCTTTCATAATCGTGTATATTGTGGTAGCCATAAGGCTACCGGATTAGAACTCAACCAATATCAATCTTTCTAAAGAACCTGATGCTTTCACCCACATGTGATTATGTCTGAAACCATAATCGAAAAACAGTTTAAAGTAAGGGTATTGTACTGTTAAAGAGTTCATACAGCCCTTTAACTCGTCTTCTGACATACAAGAAGTGATTTCATTGATTATTTGAACGAAAAGGTGTAAAACCTCTGGTTCATTATTCAATAACGGTTTTTCTATAACTGCTTTTAAAAATATATTTTCTTTCATATTCTTCTATATTGCGCAGGGCTTTCGCCCTGCTGATTAAACTTATGCTAATTCTATCGCTCTTGCAGGCACACAAATCATAGTCCATGTTTTGCCCTCTTTTAGGTAATCCACAGAGTATTCAACTTCAAAAGTGCAAACATTCATATCAACGCATGATATAGTGCCCTCTACTTTGCCCTTTTTAGTAGTTACGACCACTGACTGACCTTTCTTAAATTCTGTTGTCTTCATATCTTCTATGTTTTAATTGTTATTACTTCTTGTTTGATGACACAAATGTAAGGTATATATATCACACATTAAAACAAAAAGTGATATTTAATATCACATTTAACACTATTTAGTGATAGATATATATCACACTCATATAATAAGCGTATCTTTGTAAAAACAAATCATATAACCATGAATAGAATCAAAGAAGTAATAAAAGAGAAAGGCTTAACCATAACAAGCCTTGCTGACAAATTAGGTATCGCACGTGAGAGTCTTTCACGTATGATAGTGTCACCATCGTACCCAACACTTGAAAAAATTTCCACTGCCTTAGATGTACCCATGTGGCAGCTCTTTGCGTCACCGGAAGAAGTGAAAGGAGAGGATGAAAATGCTATCACTTGCCCTCATTGTGGGAAGAAAATTAAATTAGAGAAAGGAGAATAATATGGACTATTTAATAATTGGAATACTATTCTTTGTAGGAAATGCCATTTGGAGTATTGCCTTTTTATTTTATCAATCTTACGCAAAGAAGAAAGGTGAAAATATAGCTCTTAAAGAAGATTCAAAAGAAATCGCAATGCTTACAGAGTTAGGGAAAAACATGGCTACTAAATCCGATATACGCGAAATAACATTAATAGCTGAAAGAACAAAAAATGAAGCAACTAGAGAATCCGCACAGAGAATATCTTATGAAACTGAAAAAGGCAAAAATCTTGCAACCAAAGAAGATATTGAAGAAATAACAAAAGGAATGGAAATCATAAAGAATGAAATATCTTTTGAAAATCAAAGAAAACATTCCTATATTGAGCAGAGAACTAACCGTTTTATAGAAATCTTACATTTAGCAGAAGAACTACAATTATACAAAAATCAACTTTTATATTATTTATATGATAAGTATTCAGTAGAAAAGTTGTCAATATTAATAAATGATGCCAATAAAACATTACTGAAATTAAATCATGAAAATCGTTTGTTAATGGTTTCTATTGATGATGAATATACGATAAAACGCATTAATAACCTTGTAAATAGTTCACAGCAGTATGTTGCATTTATATGCTATATTGCGAGCAACGCTATAAGTCATCTTTCTGATTGGAAAACATTTTTTGATTTGGCCAATCAAAACCAAAACAATTCCGCATTATCAAAAATGGCAATAGATAGTATGGAACAACTACAAGGAACAAGAAATGAATTTGAAAACGACATAAAAGAAAAAGAAGAAAAACTATATGATGATATGGTTAAATATTTAGCAGCCTTAAAAAGATTGTTCAGACAAGAGTTTTATTTGAAATTTGATTTTGTAAACCAAACAGACAAGCCGGAGCACTAAACTCCGGCTTACTGATTGATTAGCCCTTTGATTCTTAACCGATTTACGATTTCGATGTAAAGATACTCTATATCCCCACTAAAATCCCCATAATTCTGATAGAGAAACACGACATCAGCGCAGTTGTCGGAAATTGTACTCTTGGACTGAACCCCAAGTACCCTTGACATCTCTTCGCGTAACCCAGCTGTCATTTTCCCACCGGCAAGCGAACTTGGAGAAAACAGGTACAGGATAATGAAGATGAACTTCTTCCGCTGGGTAACACTATCAATACAAGGGGGAAGACTTCTGCTATTCAATAGCTCAACGAAGATTTTATAGATATCCCTAATAAGGCTTTTATCTCTCAAAATCGGTGAAGCTAAGGTATTTTCTTCTTCTGAAAGTTCTGATTTCTCAATTCTAATCTTTTTAAGGCGAATTATTTTGTTAAAATCCAGTTCCATAACACGATTATTTTAAAAGTAAATAGTATATTTGCATCATAATCGTGTAAGGAAGAGCTGATTCATGGTCGTGCGTGGGTTGGCTCTTTTTCATTCTTCCCCATTCGTGCTGATGAATGGTTTCTTTTCCAAATCATAGCAGGTGATATATACCCGTTTCCCATTAACATCACATAGAGCAAGGGCATATCCTTTCTCCAGTATTTTAACCGGCTGATTGTCGCAATAGACAGTACTTCCAACCGGAACTCTTATAAAATGACGTACTATCATTTGATTATCTTTAGCTTGTTGTACCAGTGTGAAGCGAAAGGGAACCACCCGATTAGGAATGACTCCCCGAAAATAGTTACTTTATATAGTTTGCTCATAATCATATAAGTTTTAAACATTCTTTAATCCCTGCTTCAAGTGCTTCCTCGTAGGTATCCCATCCCCCTCCGTCGTTTGTTCCTTTATAAGTAGAACTGGCTATATGAGTCCCATTGTCAGCCTTAGATATTTCGTATCCATAGCCACAAGCACAGTTATATACACATATATGAATGTTTTTGGTTTCACGTAGCCACTTCTGGACGATGGATTGCATTGGACGAGAATAGTATGCTTTAGGTAAATTACTAGTTCGGATTATGATTTCCATCGTCAAGCCTTTATCGTTAATGATATATTTGCAATACTCATTAAAGCCTTTCTCTTTCAGCAGCTTCGCAGTCTCTAGTGTTACAAGTTCTTCGGTCATAGTTATTCCTCCTTCTCTATTTTTACTTTTCCACGGTTAACAAAACCATCACAGTTCATCAAAGCACAAAGACAGATGGCATATTCTTCCTTTTCTGACTTACTGCAAATGCGCAACAGTGAGCATTGGTTGCATGGGACATTTTCACTAGTCATCTCATGCAGTACTCCATCTATTATTATTCCGTTCTTTGCTTCCATCTGTTTCTTCTTTTAGAATCAATTCGTTCCCAATCAATCCAAATAACCATAAGTATAGGAATGACTATTAATAATGACAAGCAAAGTATTACTATTTCAAGAAAATCGGTTACTTCCATGATTAGTTCCCTTTCAATTTATTTATTAGTGAATCAGCGAAACCAATACTCCATTCTGCCACCATATTTGAGTCAGCATCCATTATCTGTTGATGTGGATTGCTACAGAATCCTTGCATTGCAGCCTTCGCCAGTTCATAACGCCTTTGCTCCCAATCAACACTACTTCCTAATTGAATAATTTCTATATTTTGATATGGGATTGCGCATACACTCCCTTTTAGAAGAATACTTAATTTAGTCTTTTCTACATCGTCCCAGCACAAGACATCTCCAATTTCTCCAGCTGCTTGCTTTTGGATAGAGCCATCGAAGAACGTGTTTTGAAGTATTCCTTTTGCATCCGTCGCATCTGTGCCACTTTGTCGAAAAACTCTTTTGGCTTCATGGCTTCTGTTGTTCGTTTGGTAACAAATCTTCGATGTATGCCCAACGTTCTATCGTAACGAACTCAAGACGAAACTCCCATTCGTCATTGTTGTAGAGAATACCAGTCCCATAATATATCTCTCCTGATTTTCTAACAGCTTGATAGATGAAATCCCGTTTGAACTCCGGCATTTCTTTCACATCATGCCACACGCTGTTGATGCGCCATTCTGCGCCCCATGCAGCAGCTTTAGTGTGTTCAATAAATCTATCTACAAAACTCGAATTATTAGGGTCTGCTGCAAACGCATTTACATGAAGATGTTCCTTTATTGCCTCTTTGATGTCCTTTTTCATTCTTCAACTCCTTTCGGTTTGTTAATCTGTTTCCAATGGGTGATAATAACTTCATATTCGGATTCACTGAAATTGTCAAGATAATCCTCCGTCCATCCATATTCACCCCATACAGATGTAAGATAACCAACTTCTACAACGCCAGTGGCTATTTCCTTGTACTCAATCCTTAGCAAGCATGGGGTGTTTCGTTCCGGCACATCTTCCGTATTTTCTTTGCACTCGTGCCATTCCTCGAACTCATTCCAACGCCTTGCTATCTCTTTACAAAGAATGTTTGAACTTTCCACGTCGCCTAAATGGATTTCAGCTATTTGATAGTTCATCCCATCCTTTATGCAAAGTTCCGCATCCAATTCATCGGGTCCAAACACACGCTTCCCTCTTGCCGGAATACATACCAGTTTCAATGTGTCGGTATCTAATTCGCCTGTGGCGTATGTCCAATTCAGTTTTATTTTTGTCATTTCCTTTCCTCCTTGATAAATGATTTGTAATACTTACAGTTCTTGGCAGATTTCCTTGCCGTTATTCTCCGTTGTAGAGCCTTGCAATACATCTGACAGTTCGGGCAAGGCTCGTAATGGTAACACTCGCTACAATGCCTATCGTCATTCTTCATTTTGACCTCCTTTCTTCAATTCTGAAATCAGCGCATCGGCAAATTCCACAGAACTTACAGCAACCCCCTCAAAATCTCTCTCTCCAACCAGTACATCTCCATACTGATTACTTAATCGCCCTTGCATAGCAGCTTTTGCTATTTCATACCTACGTTGTTCCCAGTCTATGGCTTTTTCAAATTCAAGTGCTGTTCCGGGCATCATTCGACCGTCTTCCGTTAGATATGCACCGCACGATATTTTCATAGTGCCGGATGGTTTAACATCTACAACTTCACCTGTAACCTTGATACGTGCTTTCATTGTTTCTATACGGTTATCCGTGTTTCCGGTACAGTTTTGCTCCTGTTTGGCACGTTCTCGCACCATTCTTGTATGTTCCGCCACGCAAGCCTTGCACCTGTTTGTATATGACTTGCTGAACTCTGAAATGTGCTTTGTCTGTCCGCACTCGCTACACTGTTTATAAACTGAATTATCCATGATTATTACTGATTATATGTTTCTTGAATAGCTTTGAATATCTCGTATGCCACCTGTGGTACAATCGCATTGCCGTATGCCTTTACGCTTTCTTCTCGCCACTTAGGAAAGGTAATTCCGTCCAATCTGGTGGAAACCCCATCATTTCTGCTACAAACAGGGGATTGAGTTGGGAAGTTTTCCCATCCTCGTATGGTATGGCCTGAATGATTTTTGCAACAGATTCTTCCAAATTCCCTTTGTTTCGTTGCGCAATCTGTGGGTTGTTCAGATTTATACCGTTCACCTTGTTGGCTCTTGGTGTGGGTAACAGGTTGCTTACCGACAAATCCCTCAATTTTGCGGAATATACCTGCCCTGACGCTCTTCTTATCTTCTTCCCTGTAACCTTTGCTGCGCCTCCCTGTCCGTCTGATGCAACAGGTGTTGGAAGCAAATCCAACGGCATGAATACTGTTTTGCCCTGCTTGTTGCATACTTTCAGCCCCTGTGTCTGTACGGTTGGCAATAAACCAAACCCTATCTCTTCGGTGTGGCGCACCGATGGCACAAGCTGGAATAAGTATCGGCTGGACGGAATATCCCTCACGCTCAAGGTCTGTACATATTGTTTCGACAACGTATCGTTGGTGTATCTCCTCATCTTTGTAATCTTCTCCGAAAAGAGAGGTCGAGCTACCCAATTCAACCGTCTTGCCGGGCTGTACCATCGTGACGATTCCACCAACATTTTCACCGATAATCCAAGTCGGTCTGATTTCCCGAATTGCTCGTAGCATTTGCGGCCAGAGGTAACGGTCGTCATCTGTTCCCTTTCGTTTACCTGCAACGCTGAAAGGTTGGCATGGGAAACCTCCGCTGAGTACATCGATACGTCCTCTATATTTGGAGAAGTCTGTTTTTGTGATGTCTGTATAGTGTTCTGCATTTGGAAAATGATAGTTTAAAATTCGTGTACAAAATTCGTTTATCTCACAATGGAATGTGTTATGCCATCCCATCCATTCGGCTGCAAGGTCAAAACCGCCTATACCGCTGAATAAACTGCCATGGGTTAGCATTACACAACCTCCATTAAGTCAAACAATGTCGGTGCTGTTACCTGCATTTCAACCTCTTGCAGATAAGACAGACCGTCTTTCCAATAGTCATAATTCAGTTCTGTCGATAGCCCTCTGCGTCCCATCTTGATTGCGCAATAGGGTACTGTCTGAATGCCACCGAATGGGTCAAATACCACATCGCCCTTGTTGGAGTATCTTTCAATGAGCCTTTCCACGATGTCAAGCTGCAATGGGCAGATATGGTTTTGGCGTTTCTTCTGTGACTGCTTTGTATTGAGGGTGCGCATCCGGGTAACATCGTCCCAAATCCAATCCTTTTTGCTAACAGGATCTATCGCCATGAATGTTTTAGGTAGCTTGCCGTATGCTTCCAGTTCTTCCGCAAATGCGATATGTTCCTCGTAGTTGTAGATATGTTCCCTTTCGTATTTCCTGAACAGGGAACGTATCTTGTCAATACCCAAGCCTTTCATGTCCTCGTAGCTCAACAGGGAATTGCCGGACGATTTCCAGCTTGCATGAGCATCTATCTGCCAACGGGCAAGCGAGTATTCACTCTTATTCTTTGTCACCGGCAAATCAGCATAGGCCCGTGAGGTATCAGAAGGCAGCTTGCGGAAAAGAAGAACATATTCCGGGCAACCGATACCCATCTTTGAACCGTCCTTACACATTTCAGTATAGCCAAGTCGATAAGTCTGGTTGTTCTCCCTTACTACATCCGTATCCACTGTAATACGCCCCATGTAGCGGAACCCGTGCTTCAGATAATGGAATACTGTCATTTCGCTGAACGGATCGATAGTGGGCATACCATCACCAGTAGCGTTACCGAATAGTACACGGTCCTTTACATGGATGCAAGCCAACCGGCCGGGCTTTAATATGCGCATAAGTTCAGGCGTAAGGTAGTCCATCTGCTCAAAGAACTTGCCGTTGTCCTCATTATGTCCGAAATCATTATAGGTAGGCGTATATTCGTAGTGATTGGAGAACGGGATACTGGTTACAATCAGGTCCACCGAATTACTTTCCATAGTCTGACATTCAAGAACATTGTCGTTATTTATGGCCCTCCAAAGTTTACCGGACTTCTCTTCCCGACTGGCGAACATCCAGCGCATCATCTTTTCCTCTGCCTGCAAACCAAACAAACCGTTCTCGCGGACTATATCGGTCATATTGGCTACCATCTGGCGGTGTTGCGCCCACTTCTGCATGAATGATTTGAATATTTCACCTTCGCTTTCGGCATACACCAAGTAAAGGTCTACGGGATGCTGCTGCATGAAACGGTAGATACGGGCTATCGCCTGGAACTTGTCGTTAAAACGGTAGTCGATGAACATGATTGCCTTATGACAGTGGTACTGGAAGTTCAAACCTTCACCAAGCATCTCCGGTTTGGCAGCCAGATATTTCAGACGGCCGTCCTTAAAGTCCGCTATCACTTCGTCGGCTTCCTCATCATCCTGCAAGCCGTACACAGCCTTACATCCGGGTATGGCATCACACAAAGCCTTCCGTTCATTCTCCAGGTCATGCCATAAAAGGAAATGGTCGTCTTTGTTTTCCGGGCGATTAATAATATCTACCACACGGGCAATTTTTTCCTGCATGTTGTCCCGACGTTCCTTAGCTGCATCAGCAAGACCGAGAGCAGCCTCACGAAACATTTTCACCTGCCCGTCACGGTCGGCTCCGGCAGTGGAGTTATCCACACTAACCACTTCCTCATGTACACGCAGTTCAGGCAGTTCATATCCTATATCGGGATAACCGAGGTCGGACGGTTTGGTGAGGAACAACGCCCATGTACTTACCCATAACCAGAATTCCTTTTCCTTGTGGGGATAGAGGGTAAGATTGTTCGCTTTCGTGCTGTCACGCTGGAAGAACCTTGTAAGTGCCTGCCCGGTATCCATCACTCCAAGGTAGCCGGCATAGTGTATCAGCTCCTTGTATCTGTTGGGTGACGGTGTGGCTGTTGCGACAAACCTGTACGGAACTTCTGCAAACAGAGGAAGAAACTCCTGATAGGTCTTGGTTCCGAATCCACGTAACACGCTCGCTTCATCCAATGAGGTAACGGTAAAGTAGGAAGGTTCTATTCTTACTCCGTCCTCGCCGTCACGGACGCGTTCATAGTTTGTCACCATGATATTGGTCGGACATTGCTTCACCTCCTGCATAGTACGCACATAGGTCACTTTCATGCCCAGATGTTGTTCAGCCTGTGTCAGAAACTCCACTACTACACGCTTGGGACAAACTATCAACCCTTTGCCTCCTGTGCGGTTCAGGATTACCCGCAGTATCTCCAACTGAGTTACAGTTTTCTGCATACCAAAGCTGGAGAATATCGCACGGCATCCACCGGATATTGCCCAACGAACTGTATCCTTGACATGGGGATATAACGACGGGGTTAATTCATCCGGATTGACTTCAAATCCGGTCTGATGGCTGATGGCCATCTTGTCTTTCAGAAATTCTATATATTCTTTCATCATATTGTTTCTTTTAATTTCTCCAATCTAAACACTCTTAACCTTTTGCAAAGAGCCTCAGTATTCTTTTTTGCCTGAGTAACCTCAACCGCATTCCCGATAAATTTCTTTTGGTCAGCTTGTGTGCCTATTAAAACATAATCTTCAGGGAATCCCATAATCTTTTTGAGTTCCGGAATGCGAAGCATCCGCATTTTAATATCCACTATGCCATACAGTGCCATGAACTCCTTTATCTTCACGATCATAGGACTATCATTGTCGTAGATTTCAATCGCTAGCCGTCCACTTTCCGTTGCTACTAGATAGGGCGGCATCTTATCCATGCGGGCTATCAATGTGAAGCAAGGGCTATCAACAGAGCCGCCAGCACTGTTGAACTGTGGATTCATCAGATAGTGCCATTTCCTGTTTGCGGTAATGGTCTGGGAGGGTTCCTCTATACTACTACCTACATTTGAGAATGCAGTATTCATTATCCACGGCTGGCATATTACTAAGTTTTGTTTCGGTGTTGTGGTAACAGCGGGGCATGGTGAGTTTATATCAGACACCTGACCACCTCCAGAATATTGATTCATAAAAAATGGAGATACAAGGGAAAGTCTGTCTTTCGTCAGAAGTGTAGGACAAGGCTGATTAATATCCTTTCCTGTATCCTTAAAGTTATAAGAACACATAAATCGGCTTTCAATTAAAGCCATCCTGTCCTTCGTTGTGACCGTAGGTGCAGGAAGTTCCACCGAATGATTATGCCCGTTCCCATAGTAAGCCGATACAAAAACGTGATGGTCTTTACAAGTGATTGCTCCAGCCGGTTCTTCCACTGATACGTTCTTGCTGTCGGGGTGTCCGCTAAACTGCTTAGAGAGGAAACAAACTTGCGCTACTCCAAGTCTGCCTTGCGTGGCTACCACTGGACATGGTTCGTCAATCCCAGGAGCGTTATATTTCCCTGTACGGCTCATAGAATTATACTTTACGAGGAAGGCATCCTTTCCTCCGGCTACAAACTTGATAAGTCCGGCATAGATACGTTCAAGCGTTTTCTCTGCAAGAGGCTTTTCCCTGAAGATGGTAGTTCCTTCATCAGAGAAATCAAGCACATCCTTTACCGGCTTCCACTTCTCCAGCCGCGAGAACATATCTTGCCTACCACCTTTACAATGGGTCGGTTCTGGGAATACTATCGGCAAGTTCTTTTTAGCAAAGATGCCGAAGAAGCGTTTTCTTGTGGTGTAGGCACCGAAGTCGGCAGCATTTAAGATGCGGTGCTCAAAGTTGTAACCGTACTTCTTGACATTGCGCACCCACTTTTGATAAAGCCGGCCTTTGTCCATGCTGATAGGTTTCCCATTCTCATCCATATCTCCCCATGACATAAACTCTTCTACATTTTCAATTTGAATGTAGTCAGGGTCTATAACATCAATATAACGGAAGAGATGTTCTGCCAACGTTCGGCTGTCGGCATCTCTCGGCTGACCGCCTTTGGCTTTCGAGAAGTTAGTACACTCCAAAGAGGCATGAAGCATTATCATGGCATCAGGGTATAACTGACGGATACGTTCTACAATAGTGCTTATCGGGGAAAGTTCCAGTGTACGGATATCCTCAATAAAGTGAAGTGCATCAGGGATATTGGCATCATGTGAAAGAATGGCATTCTTGTCATGGTTCACACAACAAACAACTTTTGCACATTTATTTCCATCCAATCGTGCTGCTTCCACACCTTCGGATAAGCCACCAGCGCCACAAAAGAGATCAATAACAAATAGTTCTATATCGGACAGACCTTCAATGGATTTTAAGATGTCTTTCTGCGATTTCATAACTTCTCCTTTTTAAACAGGTGGCTGAACGCATTATCCAAATCCAAGTCTAGATTCAGTTTGGACGGGAAAGATTTAATGTATTCGTACATCTTATAAGCGAGGTTGTCATCATCACCGCATCTGTCAATCAGTGTGAGCAACATGGCGTTCACCATGTCAGAATCATTGCCGAAGTTTTCCTGAGTGGATTCGCTGCAATGATTCACATCACTTTTCAATCTCTTTATCGCGGCTATGGCTGTGTTGAAGTTTCTTTTTGAATCGTGCCGCAATTCAAAGCCTTCTTTCTTATATTGCTGCTGCATTTCTAGAAGGTTGGTTTCTAAAACGTCCGTGAGGACAAATACGATGTTGGTTATCGTATTCAGTTTGTCTGTTCCTTGCATAATCGTGTATTCTTATTTCTAATTCGAATGAATCCCCTTCGTTCTGTTTATTCTAACAGTGGAAAGTCTTCATTCTTGATTTCACATTCTGTTTCGTAGTTCACGGAAGTATAACTTGGGATATTGAACTTTTTCCGGATTCTTACGATAACATCCGGATTTCTTGTTACCTAGTAAACGGTTATTCTCATGGTGATATCAGCATTTTTCTAGCTTCCTCATCTCCTGCATCAGCACGGTGCTTGATTTCAATGTACTCAGCATAAGAGATTCTGTTATCTCCACGCTCCTCTATCTCTTTTTCACGTTGGTTTCTGTATCGTTCACGCTCTTTCCGTTCAATATCTTTCCGACGTTCAGAAACGTAGTCCAGCATCGCACTTGTTATTTTCAATGGATCTATTGAACCGTAGAACCGCCCATACTTCCCTGACTTAAACCGTGCTATGAAAAAACAGATTTCAGCGGCATTTATATAATAATACTCCGAAAGGAATATCTCCGATAGTTCAGAAAGTTGCTCTTTCGCTATCTTGGTTGAAACTTCTGCAAAGTCATTCAATGAGCCAAATTGTATCTTTAGCCATTCTATCGGTGTTTCATCCCCATAAGTAGAAGACAATAGCCCTAAACTCGGAATGCTGTCATTCAACGCCAGTTCTGAATGGGTTGCATTACATCTGACAAGTTTGAACTGCAAATCAGGGTTGTAATCAAGAATGAATTGTGCAGGATCGGGATATTTATTCAATAACGCCCTCTGCTTCAAGTTCCTTTCTCTTTTTTGCGGCAGCTTCTCTAACGGTTGTAGCGACTGCAAGAACTGAATCACGTTTTCGCTGCTCGCTATCCTGTTGATTTTTACTAAGTCTTGTCCCATTATAGTTTCCTTCCAATATTTTAGTAAAGTTTGCTTGTTTGAAAATCCAATCAAAGTCGCATTTCCAATTGCGGTCATTAGCTCCAAGTAAGAACGGGGATTGAAGAATGAGATTGAAAACACTCCTCACTGACTCTTTCCCATATTGGGCTATCCGGGCTTTTACAGCCTTTTTTCTCACATCAGTCATTGATCTTATCTGCTGGAGTCTGTCTTTGAATGTGGTATTATAGTATTCCATCAATCCGCTGTAATCAATCTTTTCAGAGGGGGAGGGCGAAGAAAGCTTGGCTTTCTTTGATACTCCGTCAGGAGTATTTTCTTTCTTTTGATGTAGAGATATATCTATATACTCTCTTTCTTCTTTCTTTGTATTTGTGCCCTCTGTGTGCCCTGATTTTTGTAAAAGTTCGGATTGCGGTAGATTGTTGTTCATGGGCTGTGCCCCAAGTTGTGCCCTTAGTTGTGCCCATTCCTGTCTTAATTCATTGATTTCCTTTTCAATACCTGTGTCCTTACTTGTGCCCTTGGTTGTGCCCATTGGATTATATTCTTCATATTTACATAAGGTTATAAGGTTCATTCCTTGATTGCACTCAACAGTTATCATACCTTTCTTTCTAAGATGCACAAGAAAGGAACGCACCTTCTTTTCAGACCATTTCCAACGCTGTGACAGAAATCTTATGGATGCAGGATATTGACCTCTTGAATAAGAGATTTCTCGACCTCCGATACTCTCCTTTCGGGGCGTTGCCTCAAATCGTGCAGACTGAATTAAGTCTAACCACGCTTCGCAACTGCTAAAAGTACGGGCTTCATTCCACATTTCATTCGAGAAAAACCTGCGGCTTAGCCTCAAAAATCCTTCGTCCATAGTCTTAGAATCTCACGTTAGTTAATTGCCTTCCGTTAGAAAATACAGCCCACTTACCATTACCGCTATCAAACAATCGTAAATCCGACACCTCTCCGAAACGTTTGATGTTACCGCATAAATCCACAATCCATCCACATTCTTTAGAAGGATGCGGGCGGATGGCACGACCGACTATCTGATACCACATGGCAAGTGACATTGTAGGACGTGCCATAACGACCGTATCAAGTTCCGGATAGTCAAAGCCAGTCGTAAGTACACCCACATTAGCTACTACCGGAATTTCACCAGCTTTGAACGCCTCAAGAATATGTTCACGTTCTTTCTTAGGAGTATCACCTGAAACGATAGCGCAACCGGGTATTGACATCGTTAACCGTTCCGCTTCTTTCAAAAAACGGGTAAAGACCAAAATACCCTTCCGTTTTCCTCCGGCTTTGGGATTCATCAGCCTTTGGACGATATGAACGAGATAACCGTAGAAGTCTATCCGTTCATATTCTTTTTGAACTGACCTATCCGTATAGTCGGCACCAGTAGTATTTACTTTCAAGTTAAGTTCATTCCACCCTGAAGGATTCATTGAATAGTAATCCAACTTCGCCAAGTAGCCCATATCTAATAGGGTTGATACCTGTACATGATAAATGACCTCTGAAAAGACATGAGGTTTTGTCCGAGTGATAAATTTCAGCATGGAGCCGAAATCACGACTGGAGCTTAAACGGTATGGCGTTGCTGTCAGTCCAAGAACCTTACACTTCACTGCATCAAAAAAATCCTTGTACATTCCCTCTTTGGGGTTTACAAGATGACATTCATCCACAATGATGTTCTTGAAGTGGGTAAACAGTTCGGGATGATTCTTCACACTGCCGATGGTGGCAAATGTTATCCGGCTTATCTCCTTTGAGTTAAAGGATGCTGAATAGATACTGCAATCAAGAATACCGTATGAACATAGCTTTTTGAAATTTTGCTCGAGTATTTCCTTGCTTGGCTGAAACACCAAAGTGTGCCCGTCAAGCCTTGCGGCTATATCCGCTATGATAAGGCTCTTTCCGCTTCCGGTCGGTAACACCATAATGGCATTTGTTTTCTTCGCCTTGTTATTGAAGAAAGAAACGGCAGCATCAGAGGCTTTCTGTTGGTAATCACGTAGTTTGTACATATCTATCTTCTGATTTAATGATAAAATGGGAATCCTCACTAAGTTTGGAAAGAAATATCCGGATTATATAAGCCTGTTCCTTACTTAATCCAACTGGAGAGAATGAACCATCATCATTCTTGACCATCATAACAAATGTTCCTGCTTCCAAATCATTCATAACCCTTTCTCCTTTCGTAACTTCTTATTAAGTGCTTTGTAATACTTGATTAGCTGTTCGTACTCAAAATCAGTCATTTTGGAAGTGCTGGCAACTTTGACTTTCAGCAAATCAAACTTCTGTTGACCGATTTTAGCAATTAGATTCACCCGATAGCCTTCCAAATGGTCGGCTTTGAACCTATTGCAGTGCCGGCATTCGGCATGGCAATTATTCTCATCAAAACGGGTCGCCAGATGTGTACGACTGAAATAGTGCCCGCAGTCTGCTTGTGTAAACGGCTTTATCTGTCCGCACGAGATACATCTAAAATACCCGTTTGGCATTGCATCACGAAGCCGGATAAAAAGGGAAAACTCCTTGTCGAGCTTAGCTTTCAAATCCGGCTTCTTCTTTACTGCTATCCCTGCTTTATCAAATAAAGGCATAGGTTTTTCTTTCTTCTTTGGTTTTCGTTTTATGTAGTATGGCATTATTTTATATATTTGCGGGTGTAATATTTGTATTCACTCTAAAATCATATTTATATGAAGAACTATCGTATTATTTTCACTCATCATGGTAATGAGTATTCCTTTACAAAGGCGATAAGTGCCAATTTATCACAGTATAATTTTGAAGTAGCATATAGAACTGAAATCAGAACTTATATGACAAATCATGGATTAAATGGGAATTATGAAGTTGTTGGTGTCATAGAAATATGAAAAGTAACTATTAGTAAATAAGAGGATGTTTTTATCATTAAGCATCCTCTTGTTATGTGGTGGTATCGGCAGGGTTCGAACCTGCATGAGCTTTCTGCTTTGAGTAACCCTTCCGGCTGGGTAAAGCTCCAGTACTCGTCGTGCGTCTACCAATTCCGCCACGATACCAGATGCCCGTCTTTCCGGGCTGTCAGTTAATCAACATAAGCCATAGAAAACTCTTTTGGAATGAATCTGCCAACAGGAATAGGTTTTGCTGATTCGATAGAGGTGTGAATGTCTTTCTTTTCATACACATGCCCTTTTTCTTTGGCCTGTTTCTCATATTCCGCCTCTTTGTTTTTAAGCCAGTGAGAAATAAGCATCATAGCCCTATCTACATTGAAAGTGTGAACCACAAAGGTCTGTGTCCTTTCTTCTTCATCGTCAAAGGTTACTTTAGTTTCAATTTGGTAGAACTTCTTTTCATTCGGCTTAGTTTCTTCCTCCGTATCTTCTGTGTCTATTGCATCCAAGTATTCTTCCGAAGAAATTTCGTCTTTCAAATAAGCCTCTGAAGCACTATCTACTTTGCGCTCTTTCAGATTATCGGTAAGAATGATACACGAATCAAACTCTTTTGCCATTGTGAGTGTAAAACCCGATTGGTAGTTTAGTTCGATGTAATCTTTTAGGATGGCGATAACGTTTTCTAACCCAGTAGCATAAAGAAGGAACTTATATTTCTTATCGCCAACTTGGGCTTGTGCGATGTACGGGTACAGGCATTTGTTTTCATTCTCAAATGCCATTCGCTTTTGATTGCTGACCTCTACTTCCTTAATACCGTCTGCTTCCATGCTGAAACGAATTTTCGCCAAAGTGTCTTGTCCTATCAGCGTGCCACGGTCAAAAAGAATTTCATTCCGTTCGATGGTTACTGTTTCACCTGTATCTTCATCAATGAAAGATTCCTCCCATGTTTTGAGGACACGTTTTGCAAGGTACATGTTGAGCATCTTTTTCGGGTCAGATGTCACATACCTGATTTCTGTTTTTCTTGTTTCTATCATAACTAAATAAATTCTTGATTTCTTTGTATTTCCTGCTGGGCGTATATCAGCATTTGATGTTCATTTGCAGCCGGCAGATAGATACCTGCTACTGATGCACTCCAGTTACGAAAACGGTCAATACTCAAAGTCATTTCACCTGTTGTCAGCTCGGCAGAACTTCTTAAGTAAGTTACTTCCTTACCTTTCTTGTTGACCGTCTTTCTCTCAAACAAATCACGGTTGCAAATCCTCTTATAAAAATCAATTTTTGCTTCGTCGAGACTGCAACCGTACTCACTACCGAAATACCCTAAAAGAAGATGCAAGTAGCTGTTTTGGGCAAGCGTGCGGTTAGGTAGTTTCTTTTTCACTTCCACCACCGCACGTTCACTAAATAGCTTGTTTACATACTCCTTGAACTTGGGTATTTCATAATGATTTGATAAATTAAATATCATTTTTCTTTTTCCAAATATAGCCACCAGCCGTTTTCCTTTTGCCGAGCGTACAAGCATTGATACTTGATGCAGCAACTTGTGTTTCAAGAGAAGCCACTTTTGCACTTTCAAATTCAGCTATATAATTCATTTGTAATCCAAATTGCACAACTGGAATTGAATGAGTTATAGACATCTTTCTTTTAGAAAAACTTGAATGCTTTTTATTATACATTGGATGTTTTTCCCCTTTTCGGCTCATTGACATTCGTTTTTTAGTTTCTGCATTGATAACTTTACCTTTAGCAGATTTACTAAAACGGCTTTTAGTAATAGGATTATTATTGTTTTCCGTGCGAGTTACCCACCTTAAATTACAAACATTATTATCCGTTCTAATTCCATTAATGTGGTCTACCTCTGGTTTATTAAATGGATTGGGGATAAAAGTTTCTGCAACAATTCGATGTAACAGTCTTTTATCTTTTCTCAAAGTAACATAAACATATCCGTTCTTTACTCCAACATTTGGAGTAAGCACCTTATTAGGATTCCGAACTTTACCTGTATTAGAAACTTGATAATATCCATTATACCCTTTTACTGTTTTCCAAATCTCTTCCATATCATTCTTCAAGTCGAACAACATACGCTAAAAAGGTAAATCGTCCTTTACATTGCCATTAGCATCAACCGGAGGCGGGAAATTCTGCGGCTGTTGCTGATAGGTCGACTGTGGCGCTGGCTGTTGTACCGATGTTGTTTGTTGGGATTGCGATACACCACCACGCGCATCTATTTTGTAGCACCGAATAGATGCCATACGTTTGAGTTCTCCGTCCTGATTCGTCCAAGAACGCCCTTGTAAGACAAACGATACAGTAACAACATCACCCTGATTAAAGCGGTCAAGTTCTGCACACTTATCGCCTGAAAACTCTAAGGGAATAACATTCTCATACTCGCTACGCTCTCCCGTATAAGGGTCGTAAGTGGTAGCATCTAAAATGAACTCCCGTTTTGTAAACGAGGAACCACCGTTTTTGGATGGTATTTGAACGGTTTGTCCGATTTCGATTATCCGTCCGGTTATTTGGTTTGCCATTAGTTTTCTCCTCCAAATATCTTTTTATCGGTTATAAGTTCTCTGTTTTCTTCCAAGAACCGGATAAACTCCTCACAATGATTAGTAAGAATGGGAATATCACGTTCAGGATTGAAAACGTATGTTTCTGTATAGGTATCTACCACATAACCGCCTTTGTTGAACTCTACAATGTTATACTCAAATGTCCGTACATCAGAACCGTTCTTCATTAAAGCGTATGGATATACTAAATGCTGGTGGTGATCTTTGAACTTTCCCACGGTATAACTACCGGTTGTTTTGATGTCGTGAACACTGGTAGGCATCAGTTCGTCAATCAAACCATAAACCAATACACTACCGTATGCAGTAGGCAAGATGGCTTCTACTCTTTGTTGGGTTAATGCTCCTTTGAAGTAGTTGGCAAACTCGCGGCAAAGGTCAATGTGAAAAGTGAAAGTGCGATTGTTGTAAACAGCTTTTATCCCGTAAAGTTTTCCGTCATCGTGATATGCCTTGCTAATTTCCATTATAGAAGATTTACGGTTCTCAATCATACAATCAATGATTTCATTGAAAGCCGTACCACGGTCTGCCGCTTCGCTATCGAATGGCTTGCGGTTAATCCGGTCTATCAGTTCTTGAAACTGTTGTTCGTGAAATTCTTCAGGAGTATGGGGTGGATTTTCTGACCACCCCCAGTACTTATCCCAAATCACATCACTATTCAGATATGACCCAAAGGCATCAAGAAGCGTTGCGTAAATACGATATTTAGGCTGCTGGTTCATATTTCTTTTCTGAATTAAGTTTCAAATTCAAAGACTTCGCTTTGTTAGCTACCAACTTTGCCGCCATTTGCTTTGAAGAACCAACGTGCTCAAAGTTATCTATTTGCGCGATAAAATTATTGGCAGATTCCGCATCCGTAATAAGTTCGATCTGTTCTTTTATCTCTTCAATAACTTTATCATACTTTTCCTGTGCCTCTTTCTTGGCAGCAAGCATACCCAAATACGAATTGATTATCTTGGCGGTGATAAAGTCGTTCTTTGCGGTTGGATTACCATTCTTGTCAAGAATGGTAGGAACTTCCATCACTGAAGGAAGATTGCAAGTATTCTTACCGTCATTTCTTGAAGTTGGGTCAAAAGTGATAGTACGTCTTTGGACGCCTCTTTCGCTTTTCATTTCAAGATAACCGAGCAAATCCAGTTCAGTAACGATAGAGTTGTAGGATTTTTCACGCAAGGCAGGGATAAACACCGTATCATCACCTTCTTTTCTTGTGTCGCGATGGGCAACGAAAATGATGTGCTTGTTAAGCCCCGAAAGTGTTCGTGTCATCCATGAAAACTCTGCATTGATACCGCTCCAATCCTTGATAGACGGTTGGCGGCTGCCACATTTATAAGTAATGATGAAATCCATCATCTTACCGATTGTATCAACTACAATGGTCTGATAAGCAGACAAATCCTCCTGCAAAACCTGTTGAACATCACTCCATGAAGTGACCTGTACAGTATCTATGTTTTCCAAATGCGCCATATTCATACGCTTAACGCCATTATCGAAATCCAATAATAACGGTTTCGGAGCACTCAATGCTACCGTACTCTTTCCCATACCGGCCTGACCGTAAATCATCATTTTTACTGTGGTAGGGATTACTAATTCATTTGATTTTTTAATAAGACTCATAATCGTAAAATTTAAAGGGTTTATATTACTTTCATTCTATTCAAAAATCTGTTGATCGACTCCAAATTGTACCAAATCATTTTTCCATCTTTGGCAAATGAAACCTGGGCGTTATTCCTAAGTTTATCAAGGTAATCAACGCTACACCCCAAATAAGCCATCGCTTCATCCTTATTAAGCCAAAGCTTCTGTACGGATTCAACCTTTCCTCTTTTCATATCATATCTTTCAGAAATTCTATTTTCTCTTCTCTGGTCCGTCTTGCCCTACGCATATCTGAATGGAAATCCTGATAAAACGTAATTGAAAACACACATAATAAACAACAGGCGATAACAGAACGGGCTATTGGTGGGAAATCCATAGTGAATTTCATGCCAGCCAGACGCTCATATAGCATGGTAGCAAGTTCTCTTCCATTTCTTACATGAAGAATTTCAAAAGCCTTCTGCAACTGGTTGTTTATCGTACTCACAGCCCTGCATTTCAAATCGGCTATTTCCTTCTTCTCATACCCTTGTGCATACATTCGTGCCGTAATCTCGCATTCAGGTGTAAGTTCATTAAAAACTCTCTTCATAATCGTGTAAGTCAGCTGATTAATAATTGCGGATAACCTCAATATATCCGGCTTCCCTGTTAGTGTCCACCGAATACAAAGTTTGCTTCTTGTCTATTATCCGGTCAATCCTTGCCAGCCTGTTAAGGTCAGCGGTACACCTGCGAAGCTGTCCGGCAAGCTTGTCGCTAAAGTCAAAACTGATTCTGTCATTCTTCTTTTTCAGCTTTTTCTTGATTTCTGTTCTTTCTTTCAGTTCTTTTGCCATAAGAGTAAAATTTAATTAATGATTCGTGGATGGTAAGGGAATCGAACCCCTCTCAATCGTGCCAATTGTTTGCGCAACACGAAGCTCTAACCGATAAGCTAACCATCCGATTAAAAAAGGTGCACTATCCTCACGGACGGCACACCCAGTACAAACAAAAAAAATAAAACACGAATATCTAATCTATTATCAGAACAATGCTTTTAACCGCATTCTTGAAATGTTCAAACTTCTGTTGCAAATCACTCCAAGATTTATACCATGCTTTTTTCTCTTCAGCTAATTTCTCGTTAGCCTCTTCCAGTTCTTGCACACGCCTTACTAAATCTTCTTGCGTCATGCCTCTTAATTCTTCCACTGTCATAATCGTATAATTTAAAGTGTAGTCCGAAAGGCAGGAATCGAACCTGCTTCTTGTGGGGTAATGAGACCTATATATATAAAGAATATGATTATTATTAAATACCACATACATTCCAATAATGCTACTTTCGGATGATTACCGCCCGGCTGGTTTGCATGGCTATTGTGCACTCATCCCCATGCGCCTTGTGCCGGATTATAGGACTACCTTTTAGCGGTCTGTTTTAAGTTCTCTATAAGTTATTCTCATGAGCGACACACACCCTACACATATAACACTCATTATAGTGATAGAGAATATTTTCATAGGACTGTAAGTAGTAATAGCCCCGTAAAGCATACCGGCAGCACATATACTAACCAATATAGATAAAACGAATTGGATTGTTTTCATAATCGTATAAATTTAAATAAGTACCTGTACCCTAATCGAATAGCAGAACCTTATTTCAGTTCAGTACAGGCTATATTGTCGAAAACAGTACGGACGCCTAACCCATATGCTCACTGCTCAAAGACGATTCTTTGCGGTGTTTTCTATTAATTGTTAAACATTGCACAGCTCACAAGCCCCAACTTGCTTATGTGCGTTCGTTATCTTTGGTTGGCAAAAACGGCTTATGAATTACACCGTAATTGCTTTTACAGAATTTCAAAGAACTAATCAATAGTACCCTACCCGATTCTCGCTATCGGTTGCCGTTCAATCCGTCCGTAGGGCTGTCGTGCATTGCATAATCGTGTATTATGCGTATCGGCTGATACCTTGTACCCGGCATAGAGCATCGTAATCCATGCCATCATCTTCACAAGTTTCAAAACCTTTTAAGGCATCTTCCAAACTGTCTATCTCATCCGTTATCAACTGGATAACTTCTTTTTTGCTATCAGCATTGAACATCAGGCAAACAGTCCTTTCATCGTTGTTGTGAGCTGCCTCTAAATCTTTATAAAGGCTATCCAACTGCTGGTTAATCGTGTAAGCATTCATATCCATATCTTTTATGCGATTGACATCAGATTAGCTTTTTTGAAGCATCTGAATTCTTGGCGTTCAGTATCATAGTAAGTCTGGACGGTATCATTCTTCTTTCTATTGTCAGTACCAGTGATGGCAGGCATCAGCTTTTCATTTAGTGTACCGTATGCCTCACGAACAGAACCGTCCACTTTTTTGAAGTAGAACTTCACTATCTTCTTCTTCATCTCACCTTTCAACTTCAAGTTAGCCCAAGAGACCTTCATTGCTTCGCTCATGGTGTAGCCATTACGCTTAACGAACTGCCAAGCAAGGCTCATTACTTCGTGTAAAAATTCTCTTGTTCTCATAATCGTGTATTTTAATATGTTTATACTATTTGAAATCTGAATTAATCTTCGTTTCTTTGTATCAGTTTAATTTGATGATGCAAATATACTTTATAATTGTAAAGCAACAAAGAATCACTTTACAATTATAAAGTATAACAACATTATTTAACTATAAAAGCAGGTTATACCTTATTATAATATGAAGAAAGAAGACAGAAATAGAAATTGGATAGCGTGGATAGCACTTGGATTAAGTGTTATTGCGATAGTAATAAGTATTATCGCAATATGCATTTCGTGCCCTCATATACCCGAATTAGGATTTGATTATCAAGGAATAATAATAGGCGTGTTGTCTTTACTGGTAACAATTTTACTGGGATGGCAAATATACAGCGCTATCTATATTAAAGATTCTTTAAAAAAAGAGGTTTTAAAATCCTCTGCTGAAATGGTTTTACTTGCGAAAAATACTTTGCTTAAATCTCAATTGAACACATTATACGGTTTACACGAAGGTGCTTTGAGGAATGGTGATATAAATTATATAATGTCCACACTTGATATTATGATGGACATAGCTATTCAGTTAAAAGACAAAGAAATAGCAGACAGAATTATTTCTAAGATTCCAAACCTATGGAGTTTATTAACAAAAATGGATTTAATGAAAACTGAAAAGAATAAGTATAACGAACTAAAACAGAGAATAAAGGAATTTTCCACAATAACAGAGAATGCTTTTGATATATACGAAAAAACAAACTCTATTGATTAATAAGTTCTTTGTATAGCAAATCAACTTCTTTATCTCTTTCAGATATACGTTTATTATAATAATCGATAGTAGGGGTAATAGCTATCTTTATCCCCTCTATATAAAGAGAAATTATGTTTTTGACGATAATGGAATTTATCATAATTATTAAGTAAAGCGATCAACTCCAAAGTTGCGGTTTGAAGTTAAGTCGCCTATATAGTCCCTTACGGGAATAGTTAAACAAATTAG